AACAGTTTAATTGTAATATCTTTGAGGAAACTTTAGAGTGTATATCACTTTAGGGTTTCCTCTTTTTTTTCTATAGCCATTTATTTGTAATAATCCTTATAATTAATCTTATGATAGACTATGTGTATGATATTTAGATATTTCCTAACTTTTTTCTTTTATGTGCATTAGATGTGCATACTAATAAGAAAACATCATTTGAAATATCTCCAAGAAAAGATGAAAGAATACAATTAATAGAATTTCTAAAATCTGATATAAGATTATTTGGATTTAATTGTATTAACTATGATGGTAAAGTATTGCAAAAACTACTAAACTTAACTCATCTAAAAGGTAAAGTTTTAATTCCTACATTAAAACAACATTCTGATAAACTTATTACAGATGACAAATACAATATGTTTCAAAAGAGATTTACATTATGTCCTAATGTAGATTTAATGCTAATGCATCATTTTGACAATGATGCAAGAAGAGCATCTTTAAAACAATTAGAATTTGCATTTCAAATGACTAACATACAAGAATTACCATTTGAACACAATACAATTCTTACAGAATCTCAAATGCAATTAGTATCAGAATATTGTTGGAATGATATTGAAGCAACTCTTAGATTATATAACTATTCTAAAGAAGCTATTACATTAAGAGAATCTTTATCTAAAGAATACAATATAGATATGATGTCATGGAATTCTCCTAAAATAGGTGAGAAAAGTTTTGCATTTAAATTAGCTAAAGAAATAGGTGCAGATAAGCTTACTCAAAAGACATACAGAGATACTATCCAACTATCTGATATTATATTTCCTTATGTTGAATTTGAAACTACAGGATTTCAGAAACTACTTACATATTTTAAATCTAAAATAATCAAGGGAACTTATAAAGTATTTTCTGAAATACCATTTGATGAATTATCTGTAATTGAAGGTCATTATAATCTTCATAAGACTAAAGGTGTTCAAAAGAATCTTAACATACTATACAAGGATATTGAATTTGTATTTGGTACTGGTGGTATTCATGGTTGTACTAAACCTGGACTATATGAAGCTGATGAAGATTATATCATTATTGATATTGATGTAAGTTCATATTATCCTAATTTAGCAATCAAAAATAAACTATATCCTGAACATTTAGGAATAGAATTTTGTGACATCTATGAGAAAAGATATGATGAAAGAGGTCAATATCCTAAAGGTAGTGTATGGAATGGCTCTATTAAGCTTGAATTGAATGGTGTGTATGGTAAGTCTAATTCAGAACACTCTGCATTTTATGACCCTAAATATACTATGGCTATTACCATCAATGGTCAATTACTAATTTGTATGTTAGCTGAGAAACTTATAGAGGTTAGTCAACTTCTACAAGCTAATACTGATGGTGTAACTATAAGACTATTAAGAGGAGATTTACATAAAGTATTTGCTATTATAGACTGGTGGGAACAATTAACTAAACTCAAGTTAGAATATGTATTTTATTCTAAAATGATTATCAAAGATGTATCTAATTACATGGCTATATCTACTGATAATAAAGTTAAAAGAAAAGGTGCAGCATTTAAGACTTACAAAGAGTTAGAATTACATGAAAATCATTCTGCATTAATCATCAATGAAGCTATAAGTGCATATTTTATATCTGGTATTCAACCAGAACAATATATTCTCCAGGATATAGAAGAAAATGGCCTTACTCATTTCTTTATGAGAGCTAAAGTACAAAAAGGTCATGAACTTGTAGCAAGAACTGATACAGATATACCTCTTCAAAGATTAGTAAGGTATGTAGTTACTAATACAGGTGTATCTCTTATAAAAATAATGCCACCACTTGCTAAGAAACCTGATAAATGGAGAGAAACAGAAATTGAAGCAGGATGGAAAACTACAGTATGTAATAACTTATCCCAAATAAGCACAACAGAAATCATAGAAAATTTAAATTTAGAATATTACTTAATACAAATTAAAAAAATAATCAATGGAATTGAGAAATCAAATACAGCAGCAAGCAACACAGAAGATATGCTTTAATAATTTTAGAGGTATTATTAATGTTGCACCACGAGTTGGTAAATCAAAGATTGTATGTGATGCTATTAATGTATTACAAAGTCCTCAAATGATTCTGATTACTGTTCCATATAATTCTATTCAAGAATCCTGGACAACAGAATTAAGCAAATGGGGTGTAAATATTCCAATAGCTATCATTAATCAAAGAAGTTTAGCTAAAGAAAATGACTTGAACATGTATGACATCATTATTTGTGATGAAGTACATACTTTATCTAATGCTCAAATAGCAATATTACAAGGTTATAATGGTCCTATCTATTTCTAAAGAAACTGAAAAACAATTAAAACAGGAATTAGATTTAAAAACTATTTTTAAATATACTTTAGAAGAAGCTGTTAAAGATGGTATTGTTGCTAACTATGAGATTAATTTAGTTCCTGTAACCCTTGACAATAAAGATAAGTACATAGAAGCAGGTAGTAAAGATGTTAAGTTTATGACTACTGAATATCTTAATTATCAATATCTTACAGAGCAATTCAATAAGTTTAAAAGAGCAGCATGGAATAATCCTAAAATGAATGCAGTTAAAATGCAATTTGCATCTAAAAGAGCAAATTTAATTTACAATTCTAAAACAAAATTAGAAGCAGTATCAAAAATTATTGCTAAATTTGACAGATGCTTAATATTTACTGCAAGAACAGAAATAGCTGACCAATTAGGTTCAGGTTACCATTCTAAATCAACTCCTGAAGTATTAGAATCTTTTATGTCAGGAGAAACAAATAAGCTTGCAGTATGTGAAATGACTAATATGGGCATCACATTTCCTAATCTTAAAGTTGGCATATTTCATCAGATGAAAAGTTCTGAAGAATCTGCTATCCAAAAAGTTATGAGGATGTGTAATATGGAAGATGATGCTATTGCTCAAATATTCATTACCTATTATGCTAATACTGTTGATGAAGAATGGATTAAAAAAGCATTAGAAGGATTAGACCCTGATAAAATTAAAATCTTGTCACTATGATACCATGTATTTGTATTGATGATAAAGGAAGACCAGGTGATTTTCCTTTAAGTAAATGGATTAAAGAGCAACAAGAATATCATGTAACATCAGTAATTACTGTATTACCACAAAATGAATTAGGGGTAACATTAGCTGAAATAAATTTAGATGCAACATGTTACCCTTATAAATTCTTTTTAGCTAAAAGATTTGGATTTACTAAAGAAAACTTTCAAAAGCTTATTGAATTAGTACAAAACACTAATGAAACTAAAGAATTTGAACTTGATTATGACATTTTGATTAAAGAACAACAAAAACAGAAAGAATATGCAGATTGAAAATTTAGATACAGTTACAGCAGCTAAGATATATCTATTATTAACAATGTTAAATGGTACTTTGTATGCCATTACTGAATTAGAACCTACTAAGATGAAAGGTCAAAACAAAGTAAAATTTTTAAATCTTAGAACTGTAGTTAAGAATTTTATGACATCTATTTCCAGGCAAGCAACTATAGAAGATAAAGAACTATTACATAGTTATACATTTGATAATGTAGCGTTAATGGCTGAAATGTTTGCTTTGTTAGTTCATGTTCCTGAAAGTCAAATGGAATGGATTTCAGAAGAAATAAACAAATTAGTTATTCAATCACTTAAAAATTTAGAACATGAAGATTAATCAAGAAATATTCAAGTTGCTTGAGAAAGAGATTATAAAACAAATACTCTTATATGGCATTTACCTCTCTATGATGGTCAAAATGTAGATTCAGTATGGGATTGGGTTAATCAATACAGAGAATTATTTGCAGCTAAGAACAAAGAAAGAGCAGGTTCTAAGAAAACATGTGTGATGAGAATGAAATTATTCTTTTCTGAAAATCCACATGTTAGAAGAGAAGATGTATTGGAAGCTACTGCAATGTATTTAAAGAATGTTGAACCTCAATATGTCAAAACTGCAGAGAGATTTATTTATGATGGTCAAGGTAATTACAAAATGTCTATGTTATCACAATGGGTAGACAGAGTATTAGAAATCAAATCTAAGAATAAGATTGACCCTAATAATAAAATAATGAAATAATGAATTTCCTTGAGGCATTAAAGCAAGGTCAGGAAGGAGAGAATAAAGGTTTACCAACAGGTTTACCACCATTAGACAGAGCTATAGATGGTGTTCAAAAGAAAGCTATATATGGTGTAGCTGCAGGTCCAAAGGTTGGTAAATCTACACTCGTAGATTTTGCATTTGTTATTCATCCTATACTTTATTGCTTAGAACATAAGTTACCAATCCACATTATTTATTTTTCTTACGAGATTGACAGGGTCAAGAAAGAATTTGACTTTGCATCATTCTTCTTCTACCATGATTATCAGATTGATACTATTGAGCATAATGGAATAGAATACCCTATGTCTGCAAGATATTTATTGGGTAAGCTACAAGATGCTCAAGGTGAAATTATTCCTGTATCTAAAGACCATCAGCAAAAGTTATCTATAATCTATAAAACAAGAATTATTCCTCTCTTTGGTGAATATGACATTAAAGGTCATAAGGTAACAGAAGGTGTAATTCAGTTTTTAGAAGATAGAGATAATCCTACTGGTATGAGAAATACTATTCTTGCTTATGCTAAACTGAATGGTGAGTTTCAATTCCAGGAATATGAAACAACAGAAGATGGAAAGAAAGTAAAGAAACAAAGATTGATAGGTTATGTACCTAAAGACAAGGACAAGAGAACTATAATTATTACAGACCATATTCGTAAGCTTAAAAGAGAAAGAGGTTACTCTATGAAAGAGAACATGGACAAATGGATAGAATATACAGTAGAACTGCGTAATTTCTGTCATTTTACATTTGTACACATTGTGCATCTTAATAGGTCTATCTCTAACATAGAAAGACTTAAGTTTAATGGTGAGTATATTTATCCTACTGGTGAAGATGTAAAAGATTCAGGTAATCTATCAGAAGAATGTGATTATCTTCTTACACTCTTCAATCCTACTGATGAGAAATATGGATTAACTACACATTTTGGATATGTTCTTGAGGAATATCCTAATTATAGGTCTATCCATTTAGTAGAATCTCGTGATACAGAATGCCCACAACATTTAGCAGTACAAATGAAAGGTAATGTAAAACAATTTAAAACTATTTAAAAATGGCACCAAAAGGTTATTATCGAAATTTAATTTCTGATTCTAATATCAGAATAGCATTTACTCATACACCTATTTATGGGTGTACAGTAGTAGATTCTTCTAAAGTAA